GGCACGCATTACCGCCGTTGCCGCCCAACGAGACACTGACGGCCCCATATTATCCATCGCCCAGCGGTTAACGCTGCCAAGTAGAGATTCCATCGCCAGACCAGCGCGGCGCGCCCGCGCAAGTTCTGTACGGTTCGTTGGGTCCATAGCTTCAAGCTGGTTGCGGAATAACTGGTTCATTGGAAGGTTGGTCACCTTCGCAGACAGATACATGGTTCCAAGATCAGAGAACGATGACAGCAACGCGGATCCGAGTCTGCTGGCAACCAGCCAGTTGCGGATAGTGTCAGACCATCGCGCGATGTGCGGATTCGCTACAGGCTGTGTCTTTCCGGAAATAAAGTTGTACAGATTCTCTGTGTTGTTCGCCAGCCGCTCGACTTTACCGGTTTTACTCGGGTTAGCTGTTGCCGTTTCTGCCTTAACCTGATCAAGAAGGGAGCGGAAAACATGATCGGGGTTTGGACCATATGTTTCCACCAGAGCAATATCTTTACTGATACCTTCCAGGTGACCGACCATGATTTCCCATAGAGAGCGATCACCATAAAGTTGTTGATATTGGAGATAGGAATCTGCATCTTTGAAATGTATCTGTCGTGATGCATTACCACGGTTAGCACGTGCGCCGGAAATTCGCATTCCGGTATCAGTAAGCTTATTCAGCCCACCAGTAGCGATCGTGTTATAAGCCTCTCCAAGAAATGCAGACAACTCGGCATCGTTCATCAGTTGTCCATCGGCTCGGGTATAATATTTGCGATCCAGCTTACCTATAACATCGCCAACCCACTTATCCTTTGATACCGCCCCAACCTTTTCCATAGAATGATGTTGAGGGATCCCCCAGTTTTCGAGATAGCCAATGTCCCCACCAGCATCATTAAACCGGCGGCGCAGCAGCTCTGTAACTTCTCTCCACGCCTTAGCACCTTTTCTTGCTTTAGCATTGCCAGTATTTTGCCCCCGCATTTCATATACCAGGTCACGTACGCCCGCTTCATCTTCAAACAGACCAAAAAAGCGAGGATCAACTGCTTCGAATGCCTCCTGCAATTGACTCAATGCATAATCACGGGTGGCTTTTGTTCTGGATTCAACAGAGAGGAAATTAGATTTACCGTCTGCATTAAAAGCTATAGTACGGTTAAGAGCGCCAAGTTTACCATCAGCCCCTTGATAGCTATTGATAAATTTATCCAATCTCTGACGCGCGGCTATAGTGAGAGCCACACGACGTTTCTTTAATGCCGCTTCTCGCTGTAATTCTTCAGATGCCAATTGTGCTGCTCGATATAGCCGCTCTGATTCGGAAAGTTGTCGCCACGACATCGGGTCATCACGAGCAATGGAGCGCATATTTCGATAAATGCGGTCTTCAATGTTCTGTATTTCTCGCGCCGTTAACGTGCGCTGCGCCGCCTGCTGGACCGCTTGTATACATTCCTGTCTCATTTAATTTAACCTCTCAAGAAACACGCCACAGCAACATCAAACAGGCTGGAATCCTGTATTGCCTGCTCACTTTCCCTGTTCGCTTCATCCAGTACTTCACGCGCACTGCGCGATTGTGGATTACCATCATCATCCAGTACGGTGATTATCATGTCCGGAGATTCAAGCAGCGAGTCTTCAGCTATACGCAGATCAATATCTCCTGCCGGATCTGCCATCATTTTTTGTTCTGCCTGTTGCAATATTTTATCAGGCTCAAAAGGAGCTACTTCGTCTGGCGTCCTGACCTCTGCTGTTTTATAGAATGAAACAGCCTGAGCATTAAGTTCACTTTCTGCCTGCTGTCTCCGAGCCAGTTCTGCTCGAGCTTCAAAAAACTGACCGCCAGGCTCGTGCGGTGTCAACGCGTTACGGGAAAATTCCAGGCGTTCTTGTGCCTGCCGGATTCGTTGATCAATATCGCGAAGTCTGGCCTGTTTATCTGATCGAGCACGAGACAAAGCTTTACCGCTACCGGTTAGCTCTTCTGCAAGAATTTGTGCACGCTGTTCAGTGAGATTTTCAATAATTCGTTGGCTATTAGCGATTTCAGACTGGTAAACCTGTCTATCTCCACGCGGCAAAAGCTGCGCGGCCTGTTCTTCAAGCAACCGATTTTCTATAGCGCGCGCCGTTACTCCATCATCTACAGATGACAGAGCCTCATTAACTGCCTGAGACAGCAGACTCTTGCGCCCTGGAATTTCACTGAAAGATGCAGACTCAACAATGCTCGCAACGTCTACAGGTCTCCCCTGGCTAACATCAGACATAGCTTTTCGCAGAGCCTGAATGTGAGAATTGCGCGAAAGCACGTTGATCGGCACGCCGGGCGCAATATCAATTTCAGCATGATGAGCGGCATTCGCCGCCAGTGCAGCATCGATATCAACTGGTGAAAAATTTGGTGCGCTTGTAGACTCGCCGCGAGAGTTAATAAATCTGCCGACACCACCAAACGCCACCCCAAGAACAGCATCAATAGCAATTGCCTGTCGATCCAACACATCATACTGGTTAGCCATTTCGCTATAGCCACCATCACGAAGCGTTTTTGCAGTAAGCCCACGCTGTGCCATACCGAACGCAATATTTGTACCTGCGGCATAGGCAATATCTGGCGTTGCACGTACTGCTGTTGCTGCGGCGCGTCGCACTGAACTTTCACCCGTCCGCGCAAGCTGAGCCGCCACACCTTCCGCCAGCGCACCACCAGCACGTAACCCGAGGCTCATAGGGATCAGTGTTCCGGCACCAGCAGTAATACCCTGCACTAATCCCGCTTCCTGCGCCGTCCTGAAATCAACCCCCTGTGCTGTCAGCCGTTCAAACTCAGAAAAACCCTGTAGAGAAGTTACCGCCGCAGCACCTCCGACCGGACCACCGAGCGTTGTACCGACAACAGCCTGCCCGCCCATATCGAACAACCCATGAAGGACCTGCCCGGCGGTTCCGGTTGTCGCGGCATCAGGCGTCAGCCGCTTAACCTGCTGCTCTGCTAGTTTTCTCTGCTCAGCAATGTATGAAACTGAAGTGTCATTGAGCGAGGTGTTTTCGTTAACAAACTGAGCAATCGGGGATACGATTTTATCCATCCCTGCCCATAGCAACTGGTCTGGCTTTGCCACCAGCCCGGAGTACAAACCAGACAATGCCGCTCCTACAGCATTGTCGAAAAAACCAACATCGCTGTTAAAGCCAGCTGGATTTGATGTTGCTTCGTCAAGCTGCTGATTCTGGTTTACTGGATTAAGGCCAAAGTAACTCATTGCGGAATATCTCCGGAGAATCTCTGACGCTTCTGTGTCAGATTAAGAACAACGGGAGAACCATCATCTTTCAGCAGATAACCAGTACCAAGTTTCACCAGGTACTGACTATCGCCGTAACTTTGCAAACCATACTGACCAGGCGGTGTTTTTATCCCGGAGCCGACAACTTGTTCATTCCAAGCCTGATTAACCTGCTTATCGAATTGCTCTGCAGACATTCCCCACGGCAAAAGGACATTCCCCATTCCGTTATAGTCATGCACGCCACCTGTAGCTACGTTAACAGCCTGTTTCCAGACATCATTGTCAATTTCGCCTGATACCACGCCTTTTTTCGCCATCACACCAGCGTAATAATCCTTTGCGATCTCGTATGCCATTGATGCCCCCTGAGCGTCACCAGCAAATGCATCCTTCACCATGTCAGAAAACTCAAGGCGAAGATCAGCATCTTTAGGCATCGGAATACCTTTCGCATCATCAGTACCTTTACGAGCCGCCGCGCCAGCAAGAATTGTCTGCGCAGCGGTTTCAGGAGACACGGAAACATCCGGATTAAACCAGTTTTTTTCTGCCAAAATACCACCAGGCTTATCCATCAGTATCCCGGCAACGGCAGCAGATGGAGCGTTGGCACTGATCTGCTGTAGTGCTGACATATACACCTGCCCACCACCAGTGCTCTGCCTGATGGTATCGAGATATGCTGCCTGTTGGGAAACTGGAGCATCACGAAAGAAAACACCTATCTGATTGGCCTCGTCTTTGGAAAAGAACGTCAGTGGAGTGCCATATGACTTAGCAAGGTCACTGACCTGAGCGGCACGCAAGGCAACGCTCTGTCCAAAGTTATCCTTATTGCTCATGTCGATAGGCTTTGCCTGTCCGGAGGCAAGAGAGAACTGCACAGGATCCGACTGCCGCTGCTTTATCACCTGATTTGCAGCCGAAACAACGTTGTCATAAAGAGCTGCGCGTGCCGCATAGCCCTCCCCTGTATCACCAGTATCCGGGCGTAATTGCTCAACATATGCTGTAATGCTGCTTGTCGGCATGTTGCGGAAAGAGCCTATATACTGTCCGGCGATCTGCGTATTTCTGAACTCGGTATATCGCAGGTTTCCTTCTCTGACGCCATAAGCTGCAATAAAATCAGCCTCACCAGGTGGATTAGGAAATTCAACGCCACGCATATACGCAGCCGTCGCATCGCGAACCTGGCTGTCAATCATCGTTTTATATTCAGCCTGCTGCTGCCGACGCAGTTGATCCGCCTGTCGCATAAAACTTGCCTGCGCCTCAGGAGATGCCGCATCGAATGCTGCATTACCGGTATAGCGTTTGGTGTTGGTTGGAATTGTTGATAAACCAAGTGCTGCACTGACACCAGCAGTTAACTGCTGATCACTGTATGGCTGGCTACCGTTCTCATGATGGATAATGGCTGCACAAAGCGCCTTCAGGGTATCAGGATTAGATGCATCGAGAGGCTCATCAGCAGAAACGCCAAGTTGTTCGCACACTGCTTTGATATACGACATAGTGTCATTTTTATCAGTAGGCGGTGCCCAGCGATTAATTATCTCGCTGACGGTATCAATACCCTGCCTCTGATACGACATCAGGTTCCGCCCTAATGCACGAATCCCGTGTTCAGGTGTTTCGAATTTAGCAAATCGACCATCATCACCGGTCTGGCCTACCCACGGATTGGTTTTGCTGTATTCGAGATTTCCTGGGTTATTGTTGCGTATGCCACGGGCACGCTCGGAAGAATCACTATCTGCTACAGCACGGCGAGCTCCAGCAGCAGTATCACTTAACTCGCCATTACTTTGGATGAATGCGGTCGCATTGTTTGCCGACCACTGGGACAATGCTGCATCAGCAACCTTCTCTTTAAACTCGATTTTCTTGGCCTGGATTTGCTCGTCGCTCCAGCCATGCGCAATGCCGTAATCCTCAATTTGCTGGAAAGTTTGCTTATTAGCCAATACGTATGCGGCGTTGTCGCCATACAATGCTGAGGCATTTTTACCATTGTTCAGCAGCGTCGCCTGAAACTGGCCTTCTTCGTAGGCATTTATTTGCCCTATCTCGTGCCGCCCGGCCTGCGTAGTGAACTGAATGCGCTGCTGCTGCGTCTGCTGCATGAAAGCATTACGAGCCTGTTCATCCGGCAGCGACATAGCCAGTTGCTCGACCTGGGCATCAAACTGCTGCGTATACTCCTGACCTTTTCCAATAGCATTTTTCCCTTTCAGGTTAAGCAAACCTGTTTCAGGGTTATTCAACAGATCGCTGCTTATCTGGCTTAAGCTAAGAGAAGCATCCTGAGCCATAGCAACATTCGCACGCTGTTTTGCCTGCGCAATAATACCTGCATATTGCTCTGCAACATCGCCAAGTACATCACCGACATTTGGAGTCTGAAACGATGAGAATCCCTGAGTCGAAATCCCTCTGCTCTGAACCTGACGGCCCGATGTTGTTGGTACAACTGGCATCTTATTATCCCCTTATCGACCGGTTGGAGTGCCAACAGCAGCAGAAATCGGCGCAGCCTTCTGAGAGAACGGGCTCCACGTTCCGCCGCCCAACTTATATGCACCGTATGCTTTTAGTGGTGCCGTTAACAAAGTGCTGGTCATCGATGATTTAGCAGCCGACTGAGCAGCAGCACCCTGTGCCTGAGCATTCATTCCCTGAACCTGATACCCATATGCCTCACGCTGAGCATTATTCACTGTCGTTAACGCATCAAGAGTGCCGAACTGAGCATTATCCGCAAAAACGTCAAGAGCTGTTCCGCTACTTAATTCCGCACCGGTAGCCCCCATAGTGGCCGCCGCAGTGCCTGAGCGTTGACGCATTTCACGACGACGCTGATCCGCTTCAATATTCCCACGATTGATTGAATCCTGTGCCTGAGCTTCAGCAATTTCAGCATTCCGATCAGCTATGGCTGACTGGTATTTTGCCTGCTTGCTCTGGCTGTACATTGACGCGGCTGTGGATGCCACTGTGACGGCAACCAAAGCGATGGCTGGGTTACACATTATTTTCTCTCCATGTGAAATCTGTGGAAATTAAGACCAAGAGCACCATAAGGCGCGGCTTCTTCAAGCCTGAATCCAAGCCAGTGGAGCCATGCTTTGGCAACATGGTTTCGCTCGTCGACGTAGTTTTCCAGACGCGGATAAACTGCCAGCATCTGCTGCAATACAGGGCGGCAGTGGCGAAGAAATGTCTTCTGATATTTTTCAATACGGCTGGTTCCTACCAGCCATGGCGTACCATTGCCACCGATCATTGACGCCGGAGATACACCAAACATGGTTACCAGTTCTCCGTTCGCGAACCCTGACCAGGCTATAGTCGCAGTGCGCAGACCAACACGCAGCGCATCTTCGGTAGTCATCAGTGATACCGCATACAGTTCGTCAATATCAGCCTGACGAACATCCGGCAAAATCATCTGAAGATGCTCTTCGGTAGCGGGAATAATTTGGACATCGATCATCAGAATCCCCCAACAGTAAGGCGAGGAATAACGGCAAGAACAGACAGCGGCAACGGGTCAAGCTGACGGATTTTTACACGTCCGTTTTTGCCCCAGTTACTGTCCAGTTTCACTTCTACTTTTCCGGTAGCGTCATCAACAGGATCATCGTAGAACTCGAATTCACGCTGTGGATATTCGTACCATTTACCGCCGGGCGTAGTCGCCCAGATGCCGCGACTGGCATTCACAACCAGAGTAACGGAGGGGATCACCTGTTTTTTGTCCAGCAGCGTTTCCTGTCCGTTAATGTTGATATCCAGTGTTTCGAATTCAGCAGTTATTGGCAGGCCGATGTGCACTACAGCCCCCGGAGATTCCAGTGTGACGGCACCTCCGGAAACAACTTTCTGTGGCTCAACATTCGCATCAGAAAGAATGTTTACGGTCTGTCCTTCAAGATGAGACAGGCCTCCAAATGTCCGGCGCGCCATCTGCCAGTTCGTGGTGGCCGCATTCCTGAGGGATGGCGGGACGTTCCTGTTAGCACGAACCACTACAGCGGTATTGCTGGTTACAGAAATAATGTCGCAACGTAATTCTTTTGACACTTCATCGCCAGTATCAGGATCAGTTCCGGTATAAGGGAGCTGTAGTTGCGCGCCGACATCACTACTGGTGAAGTACGCACCACCAGAAACACTGATTGTATATTCCGTGCGGTAATCCCATTCACCAGAACCACCAGTGATGGTCATCGTTCTGTCAGACGTATTTCTTCCATCATAGCTAAGGCCAGAATCAACAAAGAAAGCATCTTCATCGCTGGTAAATAAACGGCTGGACAGTCTCTCGATGTATCTCACTGTTTGCCCGTTAACGGTTCGGTTAACGACGAAATACACCGCATCTTCATTGCCTTCGCTGATACTGCACGTGCTTTCATATTTTCCGGTACTGGACTGTGGTGCCCATGCAAAAACCTGTTGATCACGCAAATAGGTCATCACCAGTAATTTACCGTCATCACGAATGCAGAAGGCGCTGGAGTAAGGGACAATCGAGAAGCACCAGTCAACAATGCTGTGCTTCTGAAAAAGATGATTGGCAAGGATGGTCAGGTCGTTCCCCTGATAGCCATCAACATCGAATGAGTAGGCCAGATCACGGACAACACTGCCTTTCTCCTGGACGAACAGAGCAATATTCGCCACGGCAATTGGTGGGACGTTGCTTGAGCCATTTGATCCCTGAGAACTGAATGCAAATGATGATGGGGTTAATACTTTGTTCTGGTCGCCGGTGATGACGTACTCACCTCCGGAAGTCAGCGCCACCAGCGAACCAACATCAATCAGGTGGCGGATCTCATTAACCTGACGTCCGGCATAGGTGTAGATAATTCTGTCGTCATCCTGCGTAGGATTGCTTTTGCCAAAATCCTTATAATCCCCGGTACGGCTGGCCCAGATAGTCTGAGGGAACGCAGTCGATGCGGCGAAGTAAAGACGTTGTTGATAATAAACAACAGTGCCAGGATAACCGTTAATACTGTTCCAGGCATATTTAGCCCATTTATAGCTGGCATTATCCTCGCCAACTACCTGCGAAGGGATATAGGAAATCACCTCGGCAGTTGCAGTAGTTCCATTTGCAGCAGAGATACGGGCAATGCCAAAACCACTGTGCAGATACTCCCACTCAATGCCGGTATCATCATCACCGGATCCGCCCCAGCCATCCCATGATGTGCCTTCTGTATGCGAAGGGCGCAAAGTGCCTGTTTTGCCTGCTGTAACGGCGCGATAGTAGTTACTGTCTGCACGGCGAATATCGCCAATCGACGTACTCTTACTGGTTTCCCATACCGGCACAGAATCCACTGCAGGTTGTTCCAGATAGAACAATTTGCCTACCTGCTCCGCGCCAAAAATAGAGGCGCTTGCCGTTAACGTAATTGTCCCGGTGCTGGCGCTGGCATAAACCGTCACTGACTCGTCAATATTGATATCTTCAAATGGCCCGTTCTTCGTTACCACATCAACCAGTTGCCAGTTGTCATGCGCATAGCGGCGCAACTCTTTCGGCGGGTATGCCGGATGAACCAGCGTAAGCACGTCGGCGCTTTGCGTGAATTTAATTCGGAACAGATCGGCTTCAGTATATGGTGTGGCAATTTCATAAATAACATTGCTGCTGTTCAGCACCAACGCACCATCTTTGATAACGCGCATGTACTGGTGTCCGAACTCCAGAGCATAGGTCTGAACCGTCGAGAACTGGAACGGGATCAGGCGGCATTTCCGATTTGGGTATTTGGCGGCACCGACAAAACGCGTACCAGGTCGATTCTCAACGCCGCCATACTGCCGCACAATAAAGTTATCGCACTTGCGCAATGCCACCTGGTACTTCGCCATGTCGATACGACCGTACAACGACGGTCCAATCTCACCACCGGCAAAGCTGGGCTGGATCCAACTGATAGCCATCAGGACAACCTCGCAATGGTAAACTCATCAACCGGTGGCTGTGGTTCCTGTGATTCATTCTGGCTATGCGAGCCAGCACTAAGAATCACGCGATTGTACATATTGAGGGCAAACGTACCGAGGTCTGCATTCCCAGTCAGCGCCATGTTAATAGCTGCCGCAAGACGCCAGGCCAACGCCTCCATAAAAATGGCATCAAACATGTTCACATCTGTAACGCGAGAGACATACTTGAGCCATGCCTGAGGCTGGTCTGTGTAGATCAACTTTCCTGTTCCGTTGGTGTCTGCACCAACTTCGTACTGAACGCGCATTGCTGCTGTTGGATTGCGTACACCAGGAAGCATAATTTCAGTAATGCGCAGACAATCTGACGGGTACTGGTACGCATATTCCCAGTCAGGCGGTGGATTGCTCGTATCTGCAAGCGCCACGCGTTTGGTAGCAAAGTTCCAGTCAAAATCAGAAAGCACAGCATCACGGCAGGCCTCAAAGTGCAGCGAACATTCCCCCGCTTCCTTGCTGGCTTCCGTCAGGCTGTTAATGCTGCGGCTATTGCCAATATTGGACAGCGCACGATTACAGATCTCTACTACAGAGGCCATCACTCACCTCCGTTACCGTACAGAGTTTCAGCCGCTGATTTTTCTACATCCCCGGAAACAGGAGCGATCGCCATATCAGTGATCTGCAGATCGGCGCTGCGATTAACACCATCGTCAGTTTCTCTGGCAGACAGGCCTCGAATAACAGCCTTTGCAGTTATCATCACTTCTGTTCCGACGCCCTGAGGTTGCGCCTTCAGCTTATTCAATGTGTCGTTATTAAGAGTGATGCACAGCCCCCACGGGTATTCATCGCGAGTTCTGGTTTCTCCGCTCTCATCCTGGTAGCTGTCAGTGCCGGTTTTGAGGTTTACGAGTTCCATATACACTCCTGCAATAAAGGGGCCGAAGCCCCTTGTCTGATTCGCGAGGCTTACACGCCCAGTTCTTTACGCTTATCTGCGATCTTCTCGCGGAGCGTTTCGGCTTTGGCGTTATGGTGTGGCTTCTCGTTAAAGAGCAATTCGTACTCTTCACGGAGCTTATCCAGTTCACCATCATCTGACACATCGTTGATGATTTTGGTGCTGGTTGCTGCCATAGTCACCTTTCCTGCTACCTTTGCTTTTGCCTGTCTGGCTGCATCGTTAACAGGTTCCAGTGCGCTACCAGGCTCACCTTCGTATTCGATTTCTGCCCCCTCCGGCCACAGTGTGTTATGGATATGAGAGAGACGCAGAACGCGGTATCTTGGTTTCTCACCTGACATCGATATCACCTTAACCAGTTACTTTTGAGCGGATCGGATACGGCGTATTGGCATCAACATCAAGACTGATACCAGCAGTGAATTCGCCAGCCGTTAGCGGGCCAGTTGCGACGGAGTAGTTAACACGCAGATATCGCTGAACACCGGCAGGCACCTTTGCAGAAACAACTCGTTTACCTGCTGTCAGGGCGGTCTTTGCCAGTGCACCACTATCATAAATAGTGGTCCATGAGCTGTTATCATTACTCGTCTGCAACTGGATGTTTACAGTTGCATCACCGCTTGCTGCGGCAGCTGTGTTAACCAGCGCCCAAAACTCAAGCGGGTAACCCACGCCGATATCACGACGTTTTCCGTCAATTGGACCGAGATCGATTACGTCAGTAGAAGCCGCGGTATTCGTAACCGCCTGAGCTTCGGAGAACATCAACAGTTTGTCGGTGATCATCTTCTTTCTCCATTAGTGGGTCTGTTACGACCCACAGGTTAATAACAGGCGTTACACCACGCGGGCTTCTGTTTCCAGAAGCGCATCAGTTTCACGGATTGGTACACCACGGAATGACGTCCACCACTCGCCTTCTGTCTCTTTTACGCTGATCGCCAGAGATGTTTTCTCCAGAGATTGCAGATCAAGAGCCTGGCCTACAGTGCGGTTCATGTAGAACACCGGGCGACCCATGCCACGATTTGGAATGCGATGCAGTGCTTTAACCATCAACTTCGCAATATTTGCGGCAGAGGAAGGTTCTGAAAGATTGCTGACATCGATGTTTGCAATGCGAACAACATAACGCCAGTCACGCAGAGCAAGTCCGTTGTCCCATTTGTAATGGGTACGGTAGCCTTCGTACTTGCCGCCATTCGCATCTTCCAGTGTCACCTGGCCTTTATCTTCCATCTGGATGCCAGCCTTCTGCCCTTTCGGGAAGATGCCATGCACGGTGTTTTCGCCCCACACCACTAACCAGATTGAGGTGTTATCTGTACCCGTGCCACCAGCATCAATGATGTTCTGAGCATTACCCGCAGACAGGCTGGAATAGCGGGAGGACAGTCCCATAAACTGCTGAGGGTTAACGCTGGAATCACCATAAAACAGTGTCTGCGCCATCTGCTGATTCATCGCTTCAATAAATGCGCGGTCTTCAGACAGGCGGAATTCGGCGGTATTACCGTTCAGATCAGCCAGTGACTTATCGACTTCAGCATAGGTTTCCAGCATGCCAACGGAATCGGTTACCTGCACTGTGGTTGATTTGCTTGGCTGTACGCCATAGTTCAGCAAACGCCAGGTAGCTGAAGGTAAACCAGAACGAATGGTGGTTCGGTGTCCGGTAGGAAGGTTCCCTTCGACAAAAGGCATATCCTGAAGGATCGGGTTAGTTTGACCGAGAAGCTCGATAATCTTATCGACTTTCCCGTTTGGATCGACGCGCTTACCCCAGTCAGCCAGCGTTAGCGCAGTTAAGCCTTTAACAGCCATTGTCATTTCCTCTCTTATTTGCCATAGAGCACTTCGGCCGCACTACGCTGGCCTTCATTACCACCGGTGACCATGCCATCTTCAGACATCGCCTTTCCGATTTTCACGAACGTTTTGACCAGATCAGGGTGATTACCCAGCCCGGTGGTGTTCAGATATTCTTTGAGTTCAGGTGTCCCGAACTGGTCAAGCGCACGCTGTGCGGCGCTAAGGTTAGAAATCAACTTGTCGCCACCGATTTCTTTGTCAGCTTTTACATCAGCAGCCCACTGCTCGGTTGTTTTCTGCCAGGCTTCTGCCTGGCGCTGCTGCACACCTGCCAGAATCTTCGGATAAGCATCAACCAGCTTTTGCGCTTGCTCGTTGGTCAGGTTAAGTTCTCGCGCCACCGGCTCGAATTCCTTCAACGCTTCTGTATCCAGCTCTACGCCTTCGGCAGCCTGAAACTCGTACTTCTCAGGCGCACCCTCTGGTTTATCGCCGTCCTTTTTTTCATCCTGCTTATCGTTTTCAGGCTTTTTGTCATCAGCAGGTTTATCGCCATCAGCAACAGGTTGTGGCTTATCACCTTCCGATTGTGATGGATCACCAACTGGAGCAGGGTTATCACCTGCAGGCGCTGACGGTTCTGACGCAGCCGGAGCTGCTCCACCATCGACTGGTTGCTCATTGCAAAGACGGCGATACAGCAAACGCTCAAATAAATTCATGATCACTCCTGTTCACTGGCCTCTTTGGCCATCTTCAAATACTGTTCAGGGCAATGCGCCATAACGCGCTGAAACAGTTCCAGCGCCAGATTGCGTTGCCCCTCATTAAATGCCATAGCCATAGCGTCCATCGGTGAGATAGCAGAAAACACACGGCCTTTCTCCAGCACCGACCAGACAACGCGACGCCCCTGTTCACTGCTCATGACAAAGCGAATGTCATCAATTTCACGCTGTGCCATGTCACGTTGCTTACGGGCGTTTTCTTCTTTCAGTTGATCGTCTTCGTAATCTGTCATTGTGATTGCCCACCCTGACCACTAACTGCATTCGCCATAGCTGACAAAACACTCGGATCCGAAGTTTTAGCTTCGCTTAGCGTCTTGGCACCCTGTGCCGCCGCCATCCCCATCGCCATCATTTGTTGCTGCTGTTGCTGCTGTGCCCGTTGCTGGCGAGCCTGCTCAACCTGTTCCTGCGGAACAATGACGGTTGGAGACACTCCAGACATATCAGCGAATGCATCGATTGCCTGATCAACGTTGAGTTTGTCGAGAGCTTCTGGTTTCGCTTGCGCAAGTTGACCAATGAAGTTGACCGTAGACGCCAGACTGGACAGGCCGATAGACTTCTGCGCCTGAGCCATGACGGAAATGTATTCGACCTTCAGGGGCATACCTTCCATCGCGTCAGGCGGGGGCGGCAGCATGTTTTTACGCACCATCATCGAGAAAGCGCGGTCAATGAGAGGATTAAGACATTCGTCGTTCAGACGCTCCAGAACCGGCCCCAACATCAGAAGTTTTTCTTCTTTCATTTCGATCACCGCTTCAACAGGCATCGAACGGGTATTGATGTTCTGCAACATCATGAACAGATCGACAAAGTAGGCACTGTTAATGATTTGACGAGTGTCCTGAATGTCTGCCACCAGATCTGCTGTACTGGGGTTAACCAGATAAGCAGGCCTGAAACCATCCTGACCAGTAATCTGATCGATATACGTGATGTCGCCAGGAAGAAGGGAGGCGCGCTGATTCTTGAGGGAAGTCGGAGCAATCATCGGCGGATTGGTGGCTTTATCAATCAACTGCGACTTGCGCTTCTGGAGAAGCTGCAATGCCTTAACAGGTCCAAGCGCCAGCATACCCGGGCATGATGATCCATAAACATCTTCGCCGTTAACTTCCCAGCGCGGAGCCATAATTGGAAACTCATCGAATCCTGACTCACGCAACAACTTGTCGTTATCACCGCCAACCTCGTAATAAACCGATTTGAATGGCTTGTTCTTGCTATCCAGCTTCGATGTATCGCGGTCAATGTTCGGGTAAACCGAATGCATCACTTCAATCCACTTCTCGTAGGTGCCGCTTTCCCACATGCTTTTTACGGATTCGCTGACGTTATTTAGCCCGAACTCCTGAACAAGCTGACGAACAGTCATAGAGAACTTGCGAAAACAGGTGTCCACACTGCCACGAGGTGAGTTAGCCAGGTAGTAACTGCCTATAGGGAATGGCATTGTGCGAATGATGTCCTCGTCATCCTCCAGCACCGCCATTGCACCAGTGCTGTATGTGCCGAGGCTTCCGTATAACTGCGGCAGCGACTGATAGAGATTCGACTTATTGAACATATCGTTCATGCGGTTCTGCACCGCCTCAAGCCACAACTTAACAGGGCCATAATCCATCATTTCAGGATCTGGCGTAGCCAGGCGAAACCACGGACGCGCGGGGCTTGTGATGCCTGACATCATGCCGCTGGCGAGAGTGCGCGCCGCCATAGTCCCGGTCGAATCAATAATGCGTGTATTCCGTCGATCGTTACGGTTGACCTCAGAAGTCAGAAAGCGGGAACCACGCGGGTTGATGTAATCACTCAACTCGCGCCAGTGCGGCTCGAACGACTGACGCTCGCTTTCAAGTTGTGCGAACTGTTTGTTCAATCGCTCTTTAGTTGTTTCCGCCATTTCAATGACTCCGGTTACTGACCAAGCAGCGTTTTACCGCTGGCATTAGCGGTTGATGTGTCGCCCTGAGAACCGGTAAGCAGCGTAGAACTACGACCAGCAGCAGCGCGACGGCGACGTGTTTCTTCGTCGCGGGCATCAACAACGGCGGCATCCTGCTCCTGTGGTGCTGCCTGAACTTCTGGTGTTGCAGGCACTGATGGTGAGCTACCCATGCACATATCAATGACTCCGTACGCAATTAAATTATTACCAATTTAACCACATATGATTTATTTATCGTAGATAGTTGACATTTAACGCACAAATTATTACCTTTAAGGTAACCAAAGAGTTCATTCCGGTTACTAACCTGACTGGCTTGTCGTTAAATTGAACAGGTGGAGTGAGCTTTTATTTTGAGCAGTACGGCGTATGGCACATGCGCCGATAGCGGTCTGGATACGTTTAAGGGGCACCCTCCCTTGCTCGGGCAAACGAACCAGGTAGCCGGAATGTGCAAGTCGAGCGGTTTTATTCCGCGCACGGGGATTCACCATCCCGGCGATTCGGTGTGACGCCTCGGAAGAGACGAGGGTACAACGATGAGAGCATTTATGGAGCCGCAACAAAGTGTGGTGCCTTAACAGGCTAAGTGCTCTCAGCGTTGTGGCATTAGCTCAGTTGGACAGAGCAACCGCCTTCTAAGCGGTTGGTCGCAGGTTCGAATCCTGCATGCCACGCCAGAATCACGCATAAGGACCGTGATGCCAGAAGTTCCAGGGGCTTGGCGGTGATGGTTTCCCTTGAAGGACTATCACCGCCCTTTTTACAGCAGGACGCCATTGCGATGACTTCATGCTGTAAACCAGTACAGCCACGGAAGGCATAACTCATTGCTTCCAGTTCGCCCGGTTCGCCGGGCATTTTTTTAAGGTGAGATTAGACTATGAGTGACAAAGACATTGAATCTGAAATTCAGGCTAAAGGTTTAGCCGCGCCGCGCGTTACGCCAGACCATATCGAGAGCATTATTGCTCAGGAGGCATATTTCACAGCAGAAGATGGTGTCTTTGGCGTAGCCATAAAAGCGAAACATACTGGCGGAGAGGTAAACTACCAGCCGCACGAATCACTTTCTCTGCTGACGTTCTGCGTTCTGGTGCTGCGCAACGGCTTCACCGTCACCGGAGAGAGCGCCTGTGCAAGCCCGGAAAACTTTGATGCGGAAATTGGTCGGAAGATTGCCCGGCAGAATGCTGTAAACAAAATCTGGATGCTTGAAGGTTACTTGCTGAAGCAGAAGTTAAGCGAGCAATAACACCGTGACATGTCACAAACAGCCAGCCGATGAGCTGGCTTTGTTTTATCCTCACCAGAGGATATCTCCGTCATTATCCCCGCTAACGGATTAAGCATAGGGATCGTAATCTATAATGGCCTTGCCTTGCTGGTTCTGCTGCCCGGGAATTCGCAGACGCTTAGACACAGGGAACGCAAACGTCAGCAGTAGCGCATCGCCTTTACCCGGCGAACGCCCAAGCCGCTCCTTGATATCTTCCTTCGGTTCGATAACGATTTTACCGTCCACTCGAACTTTGTACTCTGCCGCCGACAGGTCGTCCGCTGTTTCCTGGTCATCCAGCATGCCGCCCAGCCTCAGCCATGTCTTGCATGAGTTGAACATCTCCCCACGCTTGTTGAGCATCTGCGGGTCAGTAGACGCGCCACCGAACGGAACAAGTTGCCATGTGCGCCCCCAACCGTCACCGATTGACTTCAGCCCGGTACCGTAACCGAAGTCGATGAACACCGCGTCAGCCTGATACTGGTCTTCAAAGTCAGCGATACGCTTTGCCATAATCAGATCGTCAGTGGTCTTGTTGCCGGTCCACAGCACCTTACTGTGCAGCCCCTGCCGCAGGTATATCACCGCGTCATCAACACCGGAGTATGCAGGGTCAACGCCGATTATCACCGGAGCATGTGCCACCTGCGCAGCAGTTACCACCCGTTTCATTGCCTCGTCAGTAAGACCGGTAGGGATAAACTGCAATTCAGATGCATCCGGGAATATGCCGCGCACACGGATTTTAACGAAGTCGCTGTCTTCCCCGTAGTCATCAACCCATTTCTGCAACTGCTGTTTGTTAGTGCCTTCCACCGTCCGGCTGTCAATCTGCGCAGTTTTCCAGCGGTGTTTATATTTGCGGAAACATTCGCGGAAACGCCCGGTGTTACGTGTAGGGTTTCCGAATGCCACCCAGATAATCTCAGTGTCTTCGTCCGTCAGCGCCCCCTCAGCAACTTCCCACACCAGATCCGCAATGTTCGACGCTTCATCGAATACCACGATGATGCGTTTGCGCTCGTTGTGTAGTCCGGCGAATGCCTCAGTGTTGTGCTCAGACCAGGGTATTGCGTCAGCCCGCCACCGCTTGTCGTGCCCTGGGTCATTGCTGTACATCGCGGTAGCGGTACAGGTAAACCAGTCTTTCGTGATAGCAAGGTTCGACCACTTGATAATTTCCGGCCAGGTCTTCGTTCGTAGCTGGTTGTCGGTGTTGGCGGTCACCACGACCTTACAATCCTCGCAAGTGGACATGCCCCAGTTGATCAGCATTGAGATAAATGCGGATTTACCAATACCGTGACCAGAAGCGCGTGCCAGCATAAGCGGCTGATAGCGCGTCTCCGGATTCTGCAGGTGATCACGTATCTCTCGGAACGCATCAGCCTGCCACTGACGTGGGCCGGTAGCATGTGCCAGTTCAGTCCCCTCTTCCCCCCACGGGAACGCATAGAGGGCATAGCCAAGCGGATCGTGAGTGAACCCTGCAATATCCTCGATCAACTGCTCTTCAGGAGATAACGCTGTATCTGTCACTGATTGCCATCCTGACGTTCTTTCAGTCTCTTCCTGGCTGCCGCTATGCGATCAGCAATTGTCACATTCACATTAACATCCAGGCGTTCTTTGAACGCGTTGACATCAACATGCTTACCAATCAGCTCAAGGTTCTTCACCTTGTCAGGCCATTTAATTTTTTTGAGGATTGTCTCTATCGAATCCTCGTTCATGTTCATGATGGTCGATGACAGATCAAAGCCACTAAGCGTAGTGCGCCAGATTTTCGGCCACTCACGGATTGGTTTAAGGCTCCCATCGTCGTTGAGGATATCGATCACGTCCATCTGGTCGATCTCCACCAGGCGCATGAGAACGTAATCAGCACTGACGCGCATTCGTTTGTTGCGCTCCTCCATCAACTCGGCAATCCGTTTTTGAATGCGTACATCGCGCATCATGACACTGGCTTTAACTGCCGCTGTATTTGGGGAGAACCCTGCGTTAATCGCTGCCTGAGTCTGGTTTTCAGGCGTTTTGATGTATGACTGGCAATAAGCCTCCTGCATTGCTGTGAGCGGCTTAAATTGCGTTGATTTGCGTTTATAGGTTTTAGGTTCAGCAGGCATCATAACCACCGTGGTAATAGTTACCGTTGTGGTAATAGTACCATGCAAAATAAAGCCGCCATAGTTGGCGGCAGTATTCAAAGTCCATCAAATTCATCGTAAAAACTCTCGTCAAGATACCCTTCCCATTTACCGCGAATGAAAATTACATCCTCGCCGCAAGGGTGCTGACTGTCGATAACTATATCCCTCCTGGCGCAACCATACTTATGCATGAGAAATTTAACCTCTTTCGGAAAATTTGCTGAGTTATCTCTCATATCTTCAAGGTCGTAGCGTATTTTTGGCATAACACCTTCGTGACATGTCACACTATTAATTTTGTTTCATGCCAGCCTTTAGTCACCCAGCATTGCGAGTCACCATTGCACGGGCATGAATTAACTGGAACTCTCTCGCCGCACTTACCGCAACGTTTTCTGCTGATCGATTTTATACGCCCGCGCACGCGTGCATCATCCTGGCGGATCAGTAACGCTATATACTCACCAAATTCGTAAGGCACACGCCCGGGGCGACGCGTGGCGCAGTTCCGCTCCAGCATTTCAATTTCCTGAGCATCAAGCACAATCTCCAGCTTACGTACACCGGATGCAGCTTGTCTGGCTCTCTGAGCGGCTTTGCGCTCTGCTGCTGATTTAGCCATTACCATATCCACCCAATTTCACCAGACATAATTCTCGCAATCACTATCATAACCAAAGTGATAATCACAACTTTAACTGGCGGCATTATTCACCATCCTGCTCAGGCGGTTCTGGCAGCGGCATCCAGTGTGATGGAATCCACGACGCACCAGGAATTATCCAACCATCATTAGCGTCAGGATGTCCCGGTATGTAAGTCGCCCATTTCATTCGCCAGTCACCTTTCCTGTCAAACTCCACGGCAACAAGAACGGCTGTTTTGGTATCCGGCATTCGCTCACTACAGCTTATCCAACCATCCGGAGTTACCGGATAGTTGCCAGCCAGTCTACGCAAAACAGCCTTAACAGCCTCAATACGGTCATCATCGCAATTTTCCAGCGTATCTATGCGGTCGAGCATGATGATTGCGTTATCAATATCAGGATTGCCGGTCCACTCATTACCGCGATTGGATTCGGCAGCCTGGTTGCCACGTACTGGTTGATTCTCGGCTTTACCCTGTCTGTCGTCGCTGCATGAATGCCCTTCCAGCCAGACCAGTGCTTGTCGCATGAAATACGCAATATGCTTGCCGTGGTAATCGTCTTCATCGATGTGAAAAGCGATACTGCGGATATATTCAATTGCGTTTTCAATGGCCTCTAACGCTATCGGTGCTGGCGGAGTGGTATATAGTTTTCGACATTTGTTTATCCAACCGGCATGGTCAGGCGTGTCTGTAAAGCGCAAATCGTCTTCGTAGCCCTCACGACTACGTTCTTTCCATTCCGTCCACGGAACACCGCTATTCCAAGTGGGGCGAGTGCAGGACTGATACAGAACAGGCTCTGCTTCCAGCGATGCCAGCACAATTCGTGCCAGCTCACGCACTACTTCCGGGGGCGCGTAACGGTCATTCAGGTCATCCCACAGGCGTAGCATGTTATCGCTACTAGGGTGAACATCCTCGTTAGTTCCGGCAAGCGCACTAATAACCTCATCGGCTGCCTCAATAATTTTCAGAGCTTGTTCTCTGGTAATAGTGGTCATGCCGCGTTTCCTTCTTTCTTATTAACAATTACACCGTCATATATTTCATTAAGGTGCCCTCTCAACTCCATGCGCCTTAATGCAGATAACATGTAATCGCATTCAACCTGCTTATTTCCAGTAAATGGCTTATCGTCAGGATTACCCCAACAGCAATTACCCTTGGGCCACCCATGTACTTTCCGTACTCTTCCGTTAACAACGTGAAGTAATCCCCAGCCAGGTGGTAAATCCTCAATTGAAATAATTCCCGGCTCACTAATAAAGAATCGCCAGTCGCCCATTCCAAGAGACGGATTTTTACGAAAACGCTTTTTTCTATCTGCCAACAAGTCAGCACGAGAACATTTCGCCTCTATCAGGCATGATGCTGAATTTCTGAATCCCATAGCATCTGGCTGTTCTCCGGTACTGGTTACAGCTATAAAGCGGTCATGAAAACAAACCTTGAACCCGTTGCGCTTAAGGAACTTGTACGCAATCTGACAGAGTTCGCGGTGTGTTAACGCCATATCACTCTCCTTTGATGCGAATGCCAGCGGCGCGTGGCACATTAACTTCCACGATGCGCACAGTTGGTTTGTACATCTCAATCGCTGTCAGCCAGTCAGCGCCAGTCATGCGCTTTTCTGCATCGCCATTAGTCCACTTAACCGGTACACCAATAGCCTTCATCGCGATTTCTATTTCCCCGGCAATGGCGCTTTTTCCGCAACCAGTAAAACCAGAAACAACGACAAGAACTTCACCTTTGGCTGGTTTTATTTCCCGTGCTTCCAGTTCAGCAATACGCTTACTCCCATCCGAGATAACACCTTCGTAATACTCGCGTTGCTCGTTGAGTTTTGATTTTGCTTCCTCAAGCTCAACACGCAGTTTCCCTACCGTTAGCGCAATATCCTCGTTCTCCTGATCGCGGCGTTTTATGTATTGCTGGTTTCTTTCCCGTTCATCCAGCAGCGCCAGCACGGTTTCTGGTCCGGCCAGAAATTTGAAGGCGTTGAGCGCATCAATATCCACACCGTAATCTTTAAGTTCCTGTTCACTTAACAAATCATCATCAGATGGCAACATTAACAGGCGTTCCATTGCTGGAATTGCACGTTCCGCCACCTCACGCAGTGCCTGGTAATTAATTTCGCTCACTGGTTGCCTCCTTTGCGAAGCTGGGCAGCAAAGTCAACTAACCACTCAGTCATTTCAACCTTCCCTACCAGGTCTGAACCAGGGTGCATACAGCAATCACTCTGCGCCGCTTTGAAATCCTTATACTCATATTCTTGGGCCACCAGATTTTTTGCAGCTTCTATAGCAGCATCCACCCCCTGCGCCCGTACTTCAGCCAGAAAAGCATCGGTGGCTGGGGTGTCAACACGGATACTGTCGCGCAAGATGAAAAATGCATTGAGCATCCCAGTCTCCGGCACTTCATCCTGATACTTCTCATACGCATCAAGAGCCTTCATCATCTCAGGTCCGAATGGTTGAGGGTGCGCAGCCTTCAGCGCCGCATTCTCCGCTGCCAACGCCGAAAACTTCTCGTGTGCCAACTTAACAGCCGCATCAGCCTGCTTAATTGACTCAATCGCGCTCTGGTGGTCTTCGGCCAGCGCATTAGCACGCACCAGTTGCACTTCCAGTTGCGTTGCCAAATCGCTGAGCAGCTTTGCCACACTGCGCATATCAACGGCACCACATTCAGCTTTCAGTTCCGAAGCCATCTCATGCCCGGCGGCAACTAACCCTTTGATATTACTTTCCATCTTTACCCTCGCTTATCCACATAACTTATTGATTACATTGATAACTAAAAAGATCGTCGATTCAGAACTCTTCGATGTTCCAGCCACCACCTGCTTTCTTTGGTTTAACCGTTACCCCGATGATTCGGAACGGATACTGATCTGCGGCGACTTTGGTTTTCACCCTGGCGTCGTCGGTCCAGAAACCTTTCACTTCGTGCAGTTCCATCTCGCCGGTGGCGAGCATCACAGCGAAATCGGGCGTATAGAACGTGTTGTCAGCTAACCGCAGCTTGATACCCTCGAATCGATACCAGGCGATTTCCCCTGCACGTTTACGCTGCTCAAGGTGCTGGCAATACGCAGATTCTGTTTTGTTCATCTGGCCTGTTTTGAGTCGACCAAGAGCCTGTATCTGTTTTCTCATGATTTACCTCTAAGGTAATTAAAAACCACATAAGACACGAAATCAATAGAGCTTAGAATATTTTATTACCCGACAGGTAATTGTTGAGACGTAAAAAAATGCGCTATCGCGCTGGTATTACTTGATAAATCCTGACGCCTTTCCCCGCCTGTATTCCTCCATCAGCCACTGCGCCGGTGTTATTCCCCCCAGGGTGGCGGCGTTAGGCATGCACCCGAAACTTCGCCCTGGCGGGTGGTAAACGTCTCTCCCTGTGTCCGGAGGCGTACTCATGGGTTCTGGCTTTGCCTGTATGCTGATCACCGGATCGGGTATCTGCTGCCCGGAAGCCACCTTTTTCGCCCAATCATCGAGCAGCCTGCGCGCGTGTTTCTCAACCTCAATCTCGCTAAGCTGGCGCTGATACATTGCACGGCGGGTATCACATACGACCCAGTACATAACCGGATGCCGCCACGGGAATCTTTCGGGACCACCAGGATATAAACTTTTTTCCTTGCTGTACCGGTGAAACTCCGCCATCACATCGTCAATGGTGACGCCAAGAACCATCTTGCTGTCTTTACACCACTTGATAAATTGCCCTGGCGACGGCCAGAACGGAGATTCACTGGCGCGGGCGTGGCGCATACCAGCAGAAACCTGTTCACGGGTTCGGATCCCCCCTTCGGCAAACGCAGCAATCCACTGCTGTTTTGCAGCAACTTCCTGCTCTGGCGTCTTCAGGTTGGTTACTACTGCCGCCGGAAACAGTTGTTTCAGCTGTTTGAAAAGGGCATCAACAAGCCTCTCTGCTGACATGTTCACCACATTGTCATTGTTGACGTACTGATGCTCATAACCTGACATGCGAGAAAGGGCTTCTCCGTCACGGTTTTGTATCGCGGTAAAAACGTTGTTCACAAGAAATCCTCCCACGCTTCAGGGCTGTTCCAGTGCGGAACGTTGTTATCAGGTAATGTTGATTGCTTCTGTCTGCTAATCTGCAGCCGCCTTCCCAGCTTCTGCTCCCACTGTGCCTGATGGTATGCCTTACCCTCAGCCATCCAGTAAATTCTGAACTCTGCAAGTTCCTGTGCCGTTGGCAGACTGTCCAGGTAGATCCCCTGCAATGAGCTTTTCCGAAGAAAGTCATCTGATGGTTGCCATTGTTCATGCATGACAAATTTGCCTAATTGCCCTGGCCCACCAGGAGGAACAAAGTTATTCATCACGGCGTTGTTTGCGCCGGGGTCATGAGGCACAGAATCCCCGGTTTTTGTCCTGCTCTCCCTCTCTTGGTTAAATGACTGGTTATATGACTGGTTCTGGATCCCGTTTTTGGGATCATTCAACATCCCGTTTTTGGGATCATTCAACATCCCGTTTTTGGGTATATTCCCGTTTTCGGGAACATTACCGTTTTCGGGTTCATTACGTCCTTCTAGGTTGCCTTTAATGTTCCCTTTTTTGGTTATATTAAGAGAGAAAACCCGCACTCTTTTCGTCGCTCCCTTTCTCTCTCCGGTATCTGAAATAAGCCCCATTTTCATGAGCGATATAAGCCCGGCCTGCACGGTTTTTTTATTCAGGCAAGTGTCTTTAACGAGGCGTTCTATGCTGGGGTAGCAGAGGTTATATTCATCGGCTCTGTCAGCCATCGAGAGCAGTATGAGCTTTAATGACGAGCTACCTGGATCTGTCTCCCAGGCCCAATCTGTTGCATGTCTGCTCATGATTAATCTCCGCTATCAACTTGAGTGTTGTGGGGAGGAATTAATCATGATCTGCTTAATCTCTGCCCTGATGCGACGGTTTGATTCCATGGTGCACTCAACACAGTGTCCGTTGTAAACCCAGCGTTCACTGTCATGTCCGTGCTTACATGGTTTTCCGGTGTAGTAGCGTTTAAGTCCGCGCTTTGCGGCATCAATACGTGTAATGATTTCCATGGTAAGCCCTGTTATTAGTATTGGGATTACGGTTATTTTGTGCTGACACAAAAAAAAGATCAACCAGATTTGGTTTTTTGTTACCTTTTAGGTACGAATAGATATGAAAAGACCGCCGGATGGCGGTCTACAGAGGGTTGTGGCTGGATATCATGAGTAGAAGAAGTACGCCAGTTCTGCTTTTGAGCGCAGCCATCGTCTTGTTTTACAGGCTTTAAAAAGCCCATTCATCAATACCTTACCTGGCATTTTGCGCTTACCTGTTAAGTGAGTCTGGATATAGTGACTCGTCGTTCCGGCTTCCTGTGCGAAGGCTTCACGCTCATCCGGAGTAAGTGCAAGCCAGTGTTTTTTGAAATCGAAATGTCCGTTATCGCTCATAGCTATTGCCTGATATTTATTTCAGATAATAAATATTCACCCATAAGGTAACAAAAATCAAGGATAGTTACCCATGGGGTGCATTTACCTGTTGGGTAATATTGCTTTAAATTGAATCATCTACTGATTCATATATGAGGCGATTTTCCAGAAAATGAAAAGTATCCAGGACGTCCGCAGGCAAAATCTCAACGACTTGATCGACCGTGAATTCAATGGTGTTCAGACGCGGATGGCAGAAAAACTTGGAACTCAGGCAAATCTGGTAAACCGCTGGGCTCTTGGCAAGAAGGTTATCGGCGACCAGGTTGCGCGAAAAATTGAAGCTGCCGCCAATAAACCCCGTAACTGGCTTGATATCGATCGCTCGCTTTCTCAGGAAGGTTTTCAGCCTGTCGGCCCAAGCGACATTGGTCAGCTGGCGGCTCACAACCTGGAACGCTGGATGAGCGAAAGCCGCGACCTTTCAACACAGGGAAAACTTCACCGCGCATCCGGCGTCGCCCAGGTGACAATCAGCCGCCTGTTAAACAATGAGGTCAGCGTTTCCATTTCCACCCTGGAGAATGTTGCATCCGCATTCGGGCGTCACGGCTATGAATTACTGATTCACCCGCACGACCCTGCGACTATCAACTATGACCGCTCGCGCTACGCATTGTTACCCGAAACAGAGAAGGCAAAGATCGAAAGTTACATTGAATTTGTCATCAGCCAGAACGAAAAAAACAAACAATAAAATCATATTTTTCAGTAAGTAAGCCGCCTCATGGCGGCTTTTTTATTGCCAGCAAGATTACCTTATGGGTAATTTTTTTAACTCATATCTATTGACATCAAACCAGATACGCATAATCATTACCTCAACGGTAACAGACCGAGGTAACAAATTATGCAGTGGAAAATCATCAACGGTTGGTACTGCGTTACTGCATGCGGATTCATGAGCTGGAAGTTCCGCACCTTACAGGAAGGCATTAAGTGGGCTTTCGTCAGCAAAGAAGCTCGCGATGTGGCCAACGATAACGAGATATGGGAGGGCTGATAATGAACGTTAATCAGCAGAAAAATCTTCAAAAAATCATGCTGGCATTCGACAAGGACTACCGCCTGTCAGAACAGCTATATGACCGACAAGTTGAACTGATTGAGAGCATCCGACTTCATCAACTGTCCTCAACTTTCGACGTTGTAACAGGCAAAGGCGTTCGCCAGGAAGTACTGGAGGCTGCTAAAGACAGCCCTGAGTTCGAAGAACTGATGGATGCCTATCGGCGAGAGGCAATGGCAATTATCGCCCGCTGGGATCTGGCGGATCAGCTTGATGGACAGAGGGACGCGGCATGATGCGGAACGCTGGAATCATGGATAGAACAAAATACATCGGAGGAAGCGATGTTGCAGGGATTCTTGGAATTAGCCCATGGCGCACCCCGCTTGAGGTTTATCTGGATAAGGTCCAGCCACGTGTCAAACCAGTAGACCCAAGCAAGCAGAAAGTTTTCACGCGTGGCCAGCGTATGGAGCCATACGTAATAGACCTGCTTTCTGAGGAAACAGGGATGGAAATCGTTCATCGCGGAAACCGCTATATCCACCGTGATTACGATTTTATTGCAGCTGAGATCGATGCAGAAGCAGCGTCAGGCGAGAACATTGAGATCAAAACAGTTAGTCCGTTCAAAGCCAAAGAATGGGGAGAAATCCAGACAGATGCAATTCCTGTGCATTACACGGCCCAGGCCATGCACGGGTTGATGGTTACAAACAAACAGGTATGCGTTTTCGGTGTGCTTATCGGTGGCGACGACTTCCGAATCTATCGGGTTGAGCGTGATGAAGAAACTATCCAGGCGATCTTAGAAAAAGAAATCGCTTTCTGGGACCGAGTGAAAAATCTTAACCCGCCGGAAGCTACCAGCGTAAGCGATGTATCGCTGATGTTTGAGAAAGATGCCGGGACAAGTATCGAGGCTGACGGAAAGGCACTCTCACTATTCAACGATCTACGAGACATGAAGTCACGCAGAAAATCACTGGAAGAAGAAATAGCTATATCAGAAGAGAAGCTGAAGATGTACATGCAAGAGCACTCAGTCCTGACCCTGGACGGAAAGCCGCTCTGCACATGGAAATCTCAGATCAGCAACAGATTCGACCAGAAGCTATTCCAGTCAGTACACCCTGAGTTATTCGAAAAATTCAAAACAACAACGACACAACGCGTCTTCAGAATGAAGTAAGGAGAAAAAATGTCTATCAATGCACTTAAGGCAGCGGCTACCGGTAACCAAGTTGCACATCATAATGAGAAACCAACAACTCTGGCCGGACTTCTGGCAGACCCAAAAATTAAAGCTCAGATGGCTTTGGCACTTCCAAAGCACATGACAGCAGACCGTCTGGCGCGCATAGCAACCACAGAGATCCGAAAGGTTCCAAAACTTGCATCATGCGACCAAGCCAGCTTCCTGGGGGCAATTATGCAATGTGCCCAATTGGGTCTTGAACCAGGCGGAGCTCTTGGACACGCTTACCTGATACCGTTCGACAAACGCCAGAAAGTAAATGGAAGATGGGAAACCGTATCTACAGAAGCACAGCTGATTATCGGCTATCGCGGAATGATTGACCTTGCCCGCCGCTCTGGGCAGATCCTGAGTATCTCAGCTCGTACCGTACATACAAACGACAAATTCAGCTACTCATACGGCATGGAAGAAACGCTCGAGCATTTACCTTGCGAAACAGGTGACCGCGGAGAATTAACACACGTTTACGCCGTTGCACGACTGAAAGATGGCGGAGTCCAATTTGAAGTTATGAGCCGGGCAGACGTTGAGAAAGTTCGTGCACTGAGCAAAGCCGGTAGCAGTGGCCCATGGGTTGATCACTTCGATGAGATGGCTAAAAAAACAGTAATTCGCCGACTGTTCAAATATCTTCCTGTTTCTATTGAAATGCAGAAGGCTGTTGTTATGGATGAGCGCGCTGAAGCTGGACTTAGCCAAGATAACGCAGCTGTTATCACTGGTGAATATTCCGTAGTTGACGATGAGCGTCAACACCTATCGCCAATTTCAGATTCAGAACGAGAAGAAGCTCGAGAATATATCATCGCGATACTTAATAGCCTGGATCCATCTGCTGAAGATGCAAAAACGATGTTCAAGCGCGCTGAAAATGAAATTAACACCATGGCTGAAAAGCTCGGTGATGAATATCACCAAAAATTCATGATGACGCTTAACGATATGCGTCCAGAATTCGAGTAACCACCACCGCGGCGCCACGTGCGCCTCACTGCAACCAAGAGAGGTATTCATGAAAGGTGCATTAGGTAAGAAAGAACTCCTGGCGGTGGTGCCACTGTCATGGAGCACTATCGACCGTATGGAGCGCGCAGGGGAATTTCCTAAACGCTGGTATATCACCGATAAACGCTGCGCATGGAACCGTGACGAAGTTGAGCGTTGGCTTGATGAACGTCAGGCAGCAAGCCCGGCAGAGTTCCAGGGTAAAAAGCCTCCTGTTCAGCAACGTGTATATCGTCCTGTGAGCAACGCTGCATGAGTGCGCTGCTAAGGCACTGGAGCAAATGGTCAGGATGGTACTTATTCCTGGCCTCTGTTTCAGCATGGCTTTATCTGCTGGCATTAATTTTCAGAGAGGGTTGGATTAAGTGAGAAAGTTAAGCCGACTTGAAAAATATCACATGAACAAGGTTTCAATGCGCAGTCCGTCAAAGATTGTCGCCGTTACTCCTGCGGCGATAGAGATCGAAAAACGCGCGATTGAAAGAGAGAAAAAAGGGCAGTTCCGCATTGCCGCTCACCTTTGGCTTCAGTGTATGGATGTTGCTTCTGGTGATGTTGAGCGTGCAAGGATCGCGGTTCGCAGGGACCAATGTATCACAAAAGGTAACGGCCTTCGCCGTGGCGACTATAGCGGCATAGGATGTTGTGGGGTGGTTTATGACTAAGAAATACACACTAATCTATGCAGATCCACCCTGGGTATACCGGGACAAAGCCGCAGATGGTAATCGCGGTGCCGGTTTTAAATATCCGGTTATGAGTGTGCTGGACATCTGCCGCCTTCCTGTGTGGGATTTGGCCGATGAAAACTGTCTGTTGGCCATGTGGTGGGTGCCAACACAACCACTCGAAGCACTAAAAGTTGTTGAAGCCTGGGGATTCCGTCTGATGACCATGAAGGGATTCACGTGGATAAAATGTGGTAGTCGACAACCAGATAAACTGGTTATGGGTATGGGTCACATGACTCGCGCCAATAGTGAAGATTGCCTGTTTGCGGTAAAGGGAAAACTACCTCCGCGCATTAATGCAGGGATCGTTCAGTCATTTACCGCACCGCGACTTGAGCATTCAAGAAAACCAGATGTCGTTCGTGAAAAACTTGTGCAATTGTTAGGCGATGTTTCTCGCATTGAACTGTTCGCCCGCCAGTCGTCTCATGGCTTCGATGTTTGGGGTAATCAGTGCGAAGACTCGGCAGTGCAACTACACCCTGGATACGCGTTGGATATTGGCGGATTAACAAATGCATTCAGCAATTCTCCGCTGTCACCAACAGACAACCAGGGGCGGGAGCGTGCAGCATGAACAGGGCATCACCAGCAGATTTAAGGAAATGCCTTGAAACTGCAAACATGCTTGCACACAGCGGGATCAGGTTTGTTCCAATTCCCGCTGTCACTGATGCTGAATTTGCAACACTGTCAGCAATATTCACAGATAAAATTGAATCACTGGCAGCAGAAGCCGAGATGGAAGAAAATCAGCAGAATAATTAAACGTTATTCCTCCGCCATCCACTTCTCAAACTTCGACGGGGAGAACGGAATCAGATCCGTATGCTCCCCGTTAATCCAGGAATCAATCATATCGGCCCACTGCTGCAACATGTAGGCGCGCTGTCTGGCGTATTCCGCTTTGTTATATACGGCGCGCACACCTTTCTGCTCATGTGCCAGAGCCTTTTCAATCCAGTCTGAAGGATAACCAGCCTCATGCAACAACGTACTGGCTGTACGGCGCATATCATGTACAGTGAAGTCCTGAATATGATCACCATCTTCATTTATTATTTTCACCGTTCTGTCGATCAGAGAGTTCAGCGCGGCATTAGATAATGGCTTCCGGAAATTGTAACGACCAGGAACCAGATATTCACTTCCACCAGCGCACATCTGCAACCCGATTAATATATCCTGTGCCTGTTTAGGCAGGTAAATAACGTGCGCCCGACTTCCCTTCATGCGGTCTGAAGGAATTGTCCATGTCCATTTTTTAAAATCTATTTCATCCCACGTTGCATTGGTGAATTCGCCTTTACGAACCATAGTGATAAGCACCAGCTTTAAAGCCATTTTCATAGTGCCCATAGCACCAATGGCATCCAGCGTGCGGAAGAACAGACCAATTTCTTCTGGTGTCAGTGTTCGCTCTCGTGGTTTAAATATGGCGATAGACGAAGGTTTAATGTCAGCCGCAGGATTAAACAAACCATGACCACGGTCATTGGCGTGACGGTATACGCTGCTGATGATCTCCCTGGCCTGCACTGCTGTTGCCCGACCACCGCGTTCGACAATCCGGTCACACAAATCACGAACCATCGATGTGGTAATTTCAGCCATTATTTTGTTGCCAAGAACCGGAAGTATGTCACGGTCGATCACCGCCTGCTTCATTGCGCGGGTACTGTCAGCCAGGATGACGTGTTTCATATAACTGTCGGTATGTACCGCAAACGTCTCGGCACCACGAATCTTTTTGATACCGTCACGTTTAGCCGCAGCCGGCGACTGGCCTGCTTTAAGCAGCTTCTTTGCAGCAATCAGTTCTTCTCGCGCTTCTGCCAGGCTGATACCGTCACGCCCATACTGCCCGATTACCAGTGTTTCGCGGCGACCGTTGATACGGTAGTCATAGCGAAACGAGACCGTGCCTGACGTAAGCACAGCTACATACAGCCCGTCACGATCGGAGACCTTGTACAGTTTGTCCTGCGGCTTGAGGTTTTTTAATTTTGTATCGGTAAGCACAATTCACCCGTATAGAAACCATTTTCATGACGGTATGAGAGTATACCTTTAAGGTAATACCGTCACCTGTACCGCCGAAAAATATGGTGTAGAGTGAATAGAAATGAATACATAAAAACAAAAACCCTCTGCAAAAACAGAGGGTTGAGTTGGCATCTGAATAGGAATGATTTGCTATGAGTTAGCTGTTAATCATTCCCACTCAAT